TTGCTCGGCGGCGAAGAAGTCTCCCCGGCTGATGGCATCCTGGAATCGCTTGGTATCTTCGCCGCCGGGGTCCGTGGCGTCTTTGGCGCGGGCTTCTTCGATGGATTTGAAGAGCTTGGCGGATTCGGAGAGTTCTCCTTTGATATCCTTGGCGCTGCCTGCGGCTCTGGCCATGGCGGTGGCGAAGCTCTCGGCGGCATCGCCCATGCCGGCGTCTTGGGCTTGCTTGAGGTAGCCGTTGAAATCCTTCTGGTATTGGAGGGCTTTGGCTTGCTCTTCGTTGCCTCCGGCGAGGGCTTCGGCGATCTTGAGGTCGAGCTCGAGGGATTCCCGTTTTAAGTCCTTTGATTCCTCTTCTTTTCTTCGCGCCTCTTCTTTTTTTTCAGCTTCTTCCTCGGCTAGTTTTCTTCCTTCTTCGCTAGCATTAACCGTATCGCGCATTTTGAGAATGCGGTCCGCCATCGAGGTATTACCAGAATCAACAGCGTCTTTGTAGGCCGCCTCGAGGGTCGCCATCTTTTCTGCAAATGTGCCGGTGAGCTTTATCTCCTCATTGGCCTCGGCGCGGTTTTGGTTGCCCTCTTTGATCTTTGCGGCGATGCCGGCTTCTTTTTCTTTGATCTGATCTTGAAGGCCTTTCAGGTCGTTAAAAAGCGGTGGGACTTTGGCGTAGTTTTCTTCAAAGGATTTGGGAAGGGCTTTGCCTGCATTGATAAACTGCTCAGCGATGCGCCCGCCGGCGCCTTTTAAATTGTCTTCAATATTATTGGCAGCTGTATTTGATTTGTTAGCTATGTCATTTAGTGCTAATGCCGTGGATTCTCCGAGGCCATAAGGGAGTGCCTCAAATACAGTTGCCAAGTCTCTCTGGATGCCAGAAGCGACGCGCTTTCCAAGAAGTTCAAAAGCCGAAATCGCTGTAGAAATTAACGCGCCGGACGGGGAAAAGATTTCTCCAAGAAACTGGCCAGCGGATTGAAAGGCTGCGACGAGCCTGCGGTAAATCTCGTTTGCTGTTTCAGCGACTTGGAGTTTGAGCGTGTCCCAAAAGAGCGAGAACCCCTCGCCGAGTTGCCCTGTGCTGATCGCATTCAGCGCGGTCTGGAAGGAATTTACCGACTTCTCGCTGGCGATAAAATTTTCCGCAAAAGATTTTCCAAGGTTGGCGGCTTTTTCGGTTAAGATTTCAACAGAGGCGATGATGCCTTGGAGGTAGGGCTTGAGCTTGTCGATGATCGGAGCCCCAAATTTCGCGTAGGCGTTTGTGATGTTGTCGCTGAGCGTAGAGAGTAGGCCGGTCCATGTGCCGGATTGAAGTTGCATGGAGCCGTTGAAGCGGTTCAGAGCTTCCTCCGCGACGAGCCAGGCTTCGGTGTTTTTGCCTGCTTTGGAAAGTTCTTCGATCTGTGTGCGCGTCTCGCCAGAGACGGCTCCGAGTTCTTGAAGTCGCTGCATGGCCTCGCCGACTGGGCGGCCGGATTGCAGGCCGTCGTAGAGGCGACCGATCGTGGTGGCGACTTCTTCAAAAGGTTGGTTCGTTCCGGCGGCGATGTCGCCGACGAGCCGCAGTCCGTCGCCGGTAGCGAGGGCACCGCGAGTGAGTGTCTCAAGAGTGCGGGAGGCTTTGGCGATTTCGGGAAGCTCAAAAGGAGTAGATGCGGCAAATTTGGCGAGTTCCTCGATGCGGTTCTGTGCGGCGTCAGCGGATCCGAGCAGCGGGATAAATGCTGTTTTAAGGGTTTCCATCTGAGCGGCGGCATCGATGGATTTTGTAAATGCGGAGCCGATGCCTGAGAGCGCGGAGGTGACAGCGGAGAGTCCGAATGTGCCAGCGGCCTTGAATGCCTCAAAAGCGGCAGTCCCTACGGCGACGGCTCCGGCCATTTTGGCAAAGGACATCTCAAAACTTTTTGCCGCATTTCTTGATGCCCCTTGAGTCGCGCCTAATTCTTTTTTGAGTTTTTCGATCGTTGAACCAAGATTTAGGTCTTTTGCGCCAAATGTGACTGTTGCGTCGGCCATGGGTCAGGATGCTTTCTGAAGTTTTTTGCGCTCGTAGCGCAGAATATTAGCGAGTTGTTTAACCATCTTTTCAACGACGATCACCACGGCGACATCGCGCTCGCTTTTCCGGCAAACTTTGTCGGCATATTTGCTGGTATTGGTTAGGGTGATGCGCGGGTTGTTTTTATCGTCGGCATTGTCCTCAACCTGGCCGAGTCCGTAATCGCCAAGGTGCCGAGTGACCCATTTTGGAATGCCTCGCGTGGCGCTGCCTTTTACTGGATTTTTCAGCTGCTTGGCGCACCAAGCCCAACCGGATTTTGCTAGGCCGACTTTGCGATATTGTGAAGCTGCGAAGGCTTGCAATGCGGATGGGGGGACAAAGTATTTATTGACGAATTTCCAGCGGCCAATGTTCCTCGTGTCTCCACCGGCTGCGCTCATGCGCCCATTCACGAAGTTGGCGCGATGGATGTCCGCGATATCTGAAACGGAAGCCCCAGGAAGGAAGTGTGCCTTGTCTGTGCCGTAGATATCCCCGTTTTTAGTTTTGAAAATTTCGATGAATTCTGATTCTCCAACAACATCATGATAAACTTCCTGACTTCGCCTGAGATTTGCGAATAGCCCGGCCCGCCCTTTCCCTTTTCCTGAGCTTCGACGCCCCCCATAGATATCTTTTGCAATGGCTTTTTCGCCGATCTTTTCGCCGCCGGATTTGTCGCCAAAAGGCTGCGTGCGGCGAGCGAGTTCCACGCACAGTATACGAGCGTGGATTCGGAGCGTGTCAGGCAAAGTCTTTTGCTTCACCGCGCCATAAAATCGAAACATCTCCTCGAGGCCGGTCGATTCGATTTTTATGGTGGCGTTGCTCATGTGATTTTTGCGAAGGCGCTTTCTATTGCCGCGAGGGAGTCAAAATCCGCGTTCGGATTGCGGCGCAGATATAGGCGAGGAACGCCATGCTGGAATGCATCGGCGTCCAAAATCTGGAGCCCGGCAGCAAAGGGGATTTGCCACATGCACTCGTGAAAGCCCCAACCGGTGATGCTGGCCAATCGGTAGACATAAGAGGCGAGCCAGTTGGGGCTTGCTACTCCCCCGAGGTTGGGGCTCCGGCAGAGGGGTTCTTGGCCTTGGTCTCGGCGGCGTTCACGCGATCCCAAGCGGCGGAGACGAGCTTGGAGAGTTCGTTCTGGTCGTCGAGGTCGGCGATGTTCTCGAGCTGCCAGCGGCGGACGGCGCGGTTGAATTCCTCGGGGTCGGAGTCCACGGCGAGGACATCCTCGATCGGCGCGGTGTGGACGAAGGCGAAGGCGGCGACGAACCAAAACTCATCGCGTTTCTCGAGGAGGTTCGAGCGGATGATTGAGATGGTGCCGGGGACGCAGGGGCGGAGCTTGAACTTGCCGACGCGCTTGGTGCCGTCGCGCATGGCTTGCTCGCGGAGGACTTCGTCGTCGGTTTCGAGGGTTTCGTTCGTGGTGGATTTGTCGTTGTTTTTTTTCATAAAAATTTAGCGAAGCGCTTTTTGTCGGCCTCGGTGGCGTTCTCGGAGATCGAGACGATCTTGCCGTTGCGCTCGAAGACGAGCTGGCGCGGGGTGGCCTTGACGACCGAAACGAGGGCGTCGCGGTTGCGGAGGGCGGCGATGAGGTAGGCGACCGGATGCTCGGGGTTTTTCTCGAGGAAAATGTCGGCATCGCGGAACCACTCCATGACCTGGTTGGCCTGCTGGCCGGAGGTCGGATGGTTGGCGAGAAAATGAAAAACGGTCGTCTCGTCGCCGGAATCGCGGCGAATGCGCGTGGCGGGAGCGGCGGGGTTCTCCGGCTCGAAGCCGAGCGTGAGGAGGATCGTCGCGAGCTTGAGGTCGCGGGTGCTGAAAACAGCTAGAGGTTTTGTCGTCATTTTTCGTGATGGGGAACCCGGAGCGGTGAATCAATCCGCTCCGGGCGCTGGGTGCGGGCTGGGCTTAGGAGGCGGTCATCGCGGTCTCGTAGGAGCGGGCGGTCAAAGAAACGGTCTCGAACTGCTCGGCGGCGAAGTTGCTGGTGAGGCCGGTGACGATGGTCGTCGCTCCGAGATCCACGGAGGCGGGCATCGTGACGCTGAGCGCGCTGCCGACGGTTGCGGTGAATGAGCCGGTGCGCATCCCCTCGATCGAAATTTCTTTGATCACTTCGGACATGGCCACCGCAACCACCCCGCCTTGGTCATCTTTGACCTCTGAAAGCGATGCGGTTTCGTTGACGGAAAAAGATGTGCAGATAATTCCCGAGACTTCGGGCGTGCCATATTCGGCTGTGGATACTGCGGATGAGCGATAGAGTGTGGCGGCCATGGTGGTGGTGGAGTTAGGTTGGTGGTTGCGGGTTTCGGAAGGGAGGCGCGTGTCAAATGCCGGACGCGGTGAATGCGAGAGTCAGCGCGGCGGTGGTGACCCAGCGGCCGTCGCTTTGCGTGTCATCCACCGAGCGGAGGTCGGCTCCGGCGAGGGTCAGGTCGGGCTCAAAGGCGTCGGCGAGATCGGCGGCGGAAAGGAGGGAGGCGCGGAGGGATTCGGCGAGCGCGGCGTGCGCTTCGAGCGAGCCTTCGATGACGGAGGGGGTGACCAGCACGATGCTCGCGGTGGCTTTGTAGAAGCCACGGGCGACGGCTTCGGTGGATTCGCACCCGGCGAGGAGGACGGGCTGGTCCTGTGGGATCGTCTCGGCGCTCTGGCCGGTGTGGACCGGGATGCCGTCAAAGGCGGGCTGGCTGCGGAGCCACGCGGCGAGGGAGGTTTCGACGCCGATATTCACGCGGCACCTCCTGGGGACATCGTTGCGAGGTATTCGCCGGGGGCGTGGGTCTCGGAGACCTGGCTGATGAAGTAGGTCTTGGCGCCGAACGAAACGGCTTCGCCTCGGCGGGGTGGCGATTGCAGGTCGGCGGCGAGGAATCGGATCGAGAACTCGCCGCCTTGGCGGAGGCCGCCGGTCTCGAGGTCGAGGCCGATGGAGACGGGGGCGAGGCAGACGCGGATTTCAGCCTGGCGAAACTTGACCGTGGTGCCGTGGGCGCTTTGGCGCAGTTGCGCGGAGCGGAGAGCGAGGGCGTTGCGGGATGCGGGCGACACGAACCTCGCGGCGTGTCAAAAGATTTGATCTCACGGAGGCACGGAGACACGGAGGGGAAAAAAGAAAAGCCCCCGGCAGGAGTGAGACTGCCGAGGGCTTTTGCGGGCGAGGAGCGCGGTGCGAGCGCTGTGGAATTACTTCTTTTTCTTTGGTGACTCTTCTTCGGCTTCCACCTCAACGGCGGGAGCGGCTGGCTTGGCTTTGCAGATGTGGCGCTTGAGCGTGTCGCCGAGGGAGACGACGAGCGTCTCGTCTGCGGTCAACTCGCCGGCGACCTGCTTGGCTTTGAAGGCTGCGAGCTGCTCGCCGAGCGGAACACTCGGAAGGCTTTCGACCTTCCAAGTGTTGCCGGTGCGAGTGAGCGTGATTGCTAGGCGCATCAGGCTTAGGCGCTGACGATGCGCTTGAGGGCGGCGGCGTGGCCGAGTGCGTAGCCGTAGTTGACCTCGAGGACTTGCTTCTCGGTGTCCGTGTCAGGGTCAGCCCATGCGCGGTATTCGATGGTCAAGCCGGTCTCTGGATCAACGGCGGTCTCGTAGCTGGTGAGGTGGTTGAGCACGCCAGGGGATGGCTGGATGGGCGAGAAGGCGACCAAGATCGACTCGGGGAGTGCGACCATGCCGACGAGGTTTTGGCTGTTGCCGGGGATCAAGTTGGTTCCGATAACATCGAAGCCAGCGATCTGTGGCAGGCGGCCGTTCTGGATCGCTGTGGCGCTGCCGACTGCGGCGGCGTTCTTGATGCCGGCGTCCTTGAGGAGCGCGCCTTCATAGGAGTTGTCGAGGATCATGACGCGGCTGGACTTGCTCCATTTGGCCTGGTCGAGCGCGGTCTTGATGGTGATCAGGTCATCGGAATCGAACGCGGAAGCCGCGCCGGTGTGGATCGCCGCTCCGTAGTTGGAGGCAGTGACGATCGAGAGGATGTCGCGGAGGATGTCCTCGGCGAGTTTGCGGCCTTTCAAGAATCCGAGTTGCTCGGGATTGAAGTAAGGCTGGCGGGCGAGTTCCGAGCTGGTGAAGCTCAAGGCTTGATACTTGCGCTTGTTGACCGTGATCTCGCGGGAGTTGATCGCGTTCGTGTCACCGAAAGCATAGGTGCCGTCGAAGTCGCTCGTCGCGTCAGTGGCGAGAGGGAAAAACGGAACGCTGATTTTGTCGGTGCCTTGCAGCGGGACGCTGTTGAAGACAGTCGAGAAGGAGTTGATCGGGAGAAGTGCCTCGCGGAGCGCGATGAGAGCGCTGTCGAGGACGACATTTAGTTTGAGTTCGGAGCTGATGGTAGTTGCCATTTTAGTGGGTGGTTTGGATTAGGTGGTGGTTGGGTTCGGTGATTGGTGAGGTGTCAAACGCCGTGCAGTCTCGAGTGGGCTTCGAGGGCTTTGCGGTTGGCGCGGAAAATCCGGGTCTTGTCGGCGCCGGTTGCGCTTTTCCATTGGTCGTAGATCGAGCCGGAGTCTTGCACTTGGTCGACGGCGGGGACGACGCGGGCAGGTGAGAGACCGAGGGAACGCTCGAGGCGGTCGAGGTCTTCGCACTTGGTGGCGAGTTCGCCTTTCGCGAGTTCGAGCTTGGACTCGATCGCTTTGGCATGAGCTTCGGCGGCTTCGGCACGGGCGATCACTTCGTTGTATTTGGCGAGGATCGCGTCGGCTGCGGTGGCTTTTGCTTGCGGCTCAGAGGCATACTCTTCGTCCTCTTTTTTCGTTGCCTCTTCCGTGGTCTCTTCTTCGGGTGCGCTCATGGCGGAGGCCATGGATTGCAAACGCTCGAAGAGAGTGACTTTGCTTTCGTCGTCGAGGTCGGCGGACTTGGTTTCGACTTCGTCAAGCGAGGCCAAAATTTCAACAAGCAAAGGGGTCGGTTCGTTGGCGACTTCGGGTTCTTCGGTTTTTTCGGGTTCTGGATCCATAGATTTTGCCTTGGCGAACTTGTCAAATCGGGCGCGGAGTTGGGCGGGGGTCGCAGTGGCTGCGGCGGCCACGCCTTCCTCGATGGCATCGGCGAATCCGAGGGCCACGGCTTCGACGGCATCCAGCCATGTTTCTTCGTCCATCATTTGGGCGATGCGGTCGGCCTCCATGCCAGTTTTGCGGACATAGGCGTTGCGGAGGGAGTCTTTGAGTTTGTCGAGGAGAGCGGCTTCGCGGCGGAGCTGGTCGCTGTCTCCCATGCTGACGGTCCACGGGTTGTGGATCATGAGGAGGGCGTTGTCGGCGATGTAGACGGGAGCGCCGGCCATGGCGATGACCGAGGCCATCGAGGCGGCGAGCGCGTCGATGTGGACGGTCAGCCCGCCTTTGTGGCGGCGAAGGGCGTTGTAGATTGCCGTGCCTTCGACAACACTTCCGCCAGGGGAGTTAATCCGGAGGTGGATGTGCTGGCCGTCGAGCTTGCCGAGGTCGGCGAGGAATTCTTTTGAGCCTGAGCCGAAAGCACCGACCTCATCATAGAGGTGTATCGTTGTTTCGTTGTCGTCGGATTTTTCCAATGCATAGAATTTTGGGGTGGGTGTGGTCATGGTTCGATGGGTGTTGAATCTTCGGGGAGTGGTGGCGGCGTCGGTTCGTCTGGATTGGCGAGCGCGTTGGTGAGGGTGATCGGCGAGCGGATCGGGTTTTCGTTCCACTCGCTGAGGACTTCCTCGCCCATGACGGGCAGAGCCAGCATGGAGCGGACGGAGCTTTCGACTTCTTGCGAGGGCGTGATGACGCCGGCGCGGACGGCTGCACCGATGGCGTCGAGTTTTTCTTTGGCCTGCATGTCGAACATTTCGCCTTCTTGGAGTTGAGGTTGATCTTCGGAGTCGGCGGTATCCGGCTCGGCGGGTTGTTGCGCGGCGATGCCGTTGCGGAGGGAGTTCGGGAAGACCTGGCTGACATCGAGGCCGAGGGCGTCGCACTTGGCTTTGCGGCGGAGGTAGGTGTCGATCACATCGTCCTCTTCCTCGGTGGCACGGAGGCCGAGCATGTTGTAATATCGGGTCGGTGAGAGGTGGCCTTTGTCGAGTTGCTCGCTGTAGGCGCGGGCGTCGCGGCCGGAATCAACGGTGATCTTGCGCGGGGCGAGCCATTCGTGGCGCCACCAATCATCGCCGGGGTATTCGAGGCGTCCGGCCTGCATTTCGTGCCAGAGCCAGTATTTGTAGAACGGCCTGCAAAACTGATCGATGACCTGCTGCTGGAGTCGCTCGAGGAAATTCTGGGTGACTTCCAAAACGGCGCGTTGCTCGGTGCCAGCGAGGCCGACATTGACCATCATGGCTTCGGGCGGCAGGCCGATGGCGAAGGCAACATCCGAGCGGAGGGCGCGCATGACGGCTTCGTAGGTCTGGCCGGGGATGTCGTTTTTAAAGGCTTCGAGCTTTTCGCCGGGCTTGAGGCGTGGGAGGAGGATGCCGTTCGGGAGGTCGCTGGTGGTGAGGTCGCCGACTTCGTTGCTGGTGGTCTTCATTCCAGCGCCGAGGCCGATTTTGGCCACTTCGGTGGATGTCACCATGTAGCCGATCTGAGCGCCGGCCTTATACGCGCCCTTCACATATCCGTTAATTTCGCTGATGTCGCGGAGGTTGGCGGCGGCAGAGTGAAACCACGAGACGCCACGGGGTTGGCCTTGGCGGCGGATGTGGCGGAAATGCAGGATGTCTTCGGCGGGGACGCGGAGGCCTTCTTCGGTGTTGAGCGTGTAGGCGGTCGGCGCGCCGTAGCGGTCGAGGATGACGCCATCGTGCGAATCGGTCGCGTAGGATCCGGCACCGCCGATGGACTCGCCGCCGAGGAAACGAACGCGGGCCGCGCCGTCTTTGGTCTTCAAAAACTGCGCGAAGAAATCGCCGTCGATGGCGACTTGGCGGAGGATGAGGGATTGCGCGGTGTAGAAATTGACTTGGCTGGACGCGTCGAAGGCCCATGCCTCGGCGCAGTTTCGATCTTCGAAATACTGATCGACCTTTTTGTTCCACTCGGTGTTGCTGGTCTTTGGCTGAACGACGATGCCGGTGCCGATGGCGCGCTGGGCGAGGTGCTCAACGATGTAGGTGGCCTGCGGGGCGTTGTTGTAGAGCCAGCGCGAAACTTTGAGGATTTCAAGTCGGCTGTGCGCGGTGAGTTCGCGCTTCGGGTCGGTCGTCGGAACCCATATGAGGCCGCGATTTAAAGAGGGCTGGGCGGCCTCGAACGCGGCGGCTTTAGCGTCGAGCTTGCGGGGTCGGCCTGCTCCGGGGCGGGTTCCACCCCATGAGGAACTTGATTTTTTTGATTTCGCGGACACGCCCGAGGGCGCGTGTCAAATGGCGGTGCCGTAGCGGGAGCGGTCGGCGATGTTGAAAAGTTGCCGGCCGTCGGGGCCTTCGGAGAGGATTTCCTCGAGGGCTTGCAGGAGGAGCCATTTTGGGAAACTGACCTGACCGCTGGAGGCGGTGCCGTCGCCGCTGATGCTGGTGATGACGACTTCCTCGGAGGCGGAGAGAAACGCCGCGTCGGCGAGGGATTGGAGTTCGGCGACGGTCTTGGTGCGGCGGAGGTAGCTTTTAACGCCGCTGATTTTGTCGAGGTCGGTCACGCCTCGGCGGGCGTGTCAAAGATTCAGCGGTTTAACCACAGAGAGCACAGAGGACACAGAGGGGGAGGAATGCAGGGACGGCGCGGCCGCACCTTTTCAAGCGTGGGCTTTCGGGAGTCTTGGGTCATAAATAACCGCCCATCCCACCGTTGCATGTCGCTCCGGTCGTGTGTCCGCCTGCCTGCGTGGAGGCGGAGGAGTCAAAGAGGGATCAGGTGAATTTTGTTCGCTTTGAACTCCATGGCGAGTTCGTATTTTTGTCCGCCGCCGCTGGCAGGGAGTATTGACTCGATATACTTCCCGCGTGATTGATCGCCGCGGGCGCGGTCGAGCTTGGCCCAGCTCTCGGGCTGCATGGAGACGGAGCGCGTGACGGCGGTTCGGCCTTTGGCGTTCTTGCTCTTCGCGCCTTTGGGGCGGCCCGATCCTTTGCGCGGGCCGCCGTGGGTAGTTGGCTTTTTGCTCATGGCCTTGGGTAGTAGCCGGAGGGAGTGTCCACTTGGGTGATGTTTGGATTCTTTTGCAGGATTTCGGCAGCCTGGTCTTTCGTGATTTCTTTTGAGACGACGGCTCGTGTGCCGATGGTTTTGAATTTGATTTCGGTTTTCATTTTTTCGAGCGGGTGGAGGTTTTGAGGTTGTGGGCGATGAGAAGGCTCTCGGATTTTTCGATGGCGAAGGTCAGTTCCTCAAGCGTGTTTTTCAACTGCTTGCCGAAAATGACGAGGTAAGACAGGGCGTTGTAGAGTTGTTTTTCTGAGGCTTTCATTTTTTGTCGTGTTGGGTGGTGGCGCGGGGTCAATCTATAAGGTTCACTCGTTCATGTTTGTAAGAAACTACGCAGTGCGTGCCTTCAATTATTGCCTTGGCAATTTCTTTGGCATGAGTTGTGGGTGTGCGCTTATGACCTGGACCAGTGCAATTGATAAGTGCGAGTCTGCATGTTGTTTCTGTTCCGGTCAGTTTGTTTGTGGTGATTGTAAGAATCACGCCGGACTCTATTTCAGAAAGTCGAACAGACTTTCTGGCTGCTTCTGCGATAGTGTTAGAAAGTTCGATGATATTCATTTTTTGTTTTGGTTGGCGCGGGGATCGAACCCGCGCCGGGTGGGGTTAGAATGAGAAATCGTAGTAGTGATCACGATTGCCGATTGCGAGGCGCTGGCCGCGAATTGATTCGCCTTGGCGAACCCATGCGCCATTTTTGCGAAGGGTGAAAAATGTCGGCGATCCCGTCCCACGCTCAAAAGAGTATTCTTGGGAGTCGCTCATGCCGTTTTCGTCAACACGGGTTGCAATGTCTTCAACAATCCCGACGCGTTTGCCGCTCTTGCTCACTTGGGTAATTGTGCAGGCGCGGCGATCCGTCCATCCGAGAATCGTCCCGCCCATGCCTACTTCCGGTGCTGCCATGCGGCATCCGCTGATAATGTGATTCATCAATGAACCTGTTTCTGTGCCTGCTTTGAGTTGTGTTGCTGTTGTCATTTTGTCGTTTTGGTTTTTGGTTTTTGTCTCCGGCGTTGCGCCTTCGATCTGACATGACAATCTCACCAACTTGATTTCTCGTCAACAACTTTTTTTCAAGAAAATGAAAATATTTTTGAAGGCTTGCGGAGCCGCTTAAAACCTAGCTCGGCGGGCGGGGGTCGTTTTCCCGGCGTCAGTTTTTCTCAAAAGTAATCGCTCCGGCGAGGAGGAGGCGGTGGACGATGGCGTGGTTTAAGCGGACGGCGTCGGCGAAGTGGTCGTTGGGGACTTTGCGCCATTCGCGTCGGCCTTTTTTGTCGTCGGGGCGCTGGCCCATGAAGGCGCGGAGGAAGGTGTCGTCGGCGTCTTTGGGGAACCAAAGGAAGGGGGCGGAGCGGTGTTTGATTTTTCCGTTGAAGAGCCAGACTTTCGACCACCATTCGTTGACGGTGTAGAGGGGGAGTGCGGGGTAGTCTTTTAAGATAGATTCGGAGACGGTGCCCATGTTGGCGTTTGAGCCTTTTGCGGGATAGAGAAAGCCTTGGGTTTTCCAGCAAAGGCCATAGACGGTGCCGGTGTTGTAGCCGGAATCTAGCATGCCGTGGGCGACGGTGGCTTCGAGTCCGGATGGGGTCTGGTATTTCAAGGAGGTGGCGATGCCTTCGAGGTCTTCGATGCCGGTGGCGGTGCCGTAGTCGATGACGAATGCGGTGCCGTTGGCGGCCCATGCGACGGCTGCCCAGTGTTGGGTGTCTTGGCCGATGTCGGCGCCGAAGGTAATGATGAGGGGGTCGGTGGGGCAGGAGCCGCGCAGGTGCTGGCCTCGGCAGGAGAGGACTTCGGAGTCGGAGGGGCCGGTGGATTTGTCTACCCAGCGGCGGGCGTTTCGCTTTTGCACGAATTGCTTGAGGGTGTCGGGGTCGCCGCTTTTCAAATCGAGGTCGGCTTTTGTCCATTCGACGGCGAGGGTTCCCCAAGGGATCCACCAGACGGCGGCGGCGTCGTAGTGGAAAGCGATGTGGCCGGGTGCGCCGGGAGAGGTGGCGAGGTATTTCGATGAAGTGGAGAGGGTGCGGCGGATGCGGGGGTCGTCGGGGTGGTCGTGCTGGCAGTGTGGGCAGACGAGCCGGGCGCTCTTGGCGACTTGCTCCCAGAGGATGTTGCCGTTCGTGTCGGTGGGGCGGTCGAATTTGATGTGCTGGAAATCCCAGACGGTCCACTGGTCGCACTCGGTGCAATGCCAGGCGAAGTCTCGCTTTTCGCAGAGGTCTTCGGCGTCGTGGAAGTCGTCGCCTTCTTCGCCACCTTGGGAGACGAGGATGCAGCGGGCGTTCCATCGGTCGTGGGTGCGCCGGCGGAACTCGCCGAGCATGCCTTTTTTCCAACGCCAGACTTCGTCGCCGATATTCCATCGGATGGATTTCTCTTGGAGGCTGGTGAGATTCGCGCCGCCAATGAAGAGCGGCATGTGGGGAAAGAGGATTTCGGTTTTGCGCTTCTGGTGGCGGTCTTTGGGGAAGAGCTTGGAGACAGATGGGATGGCTTCGAGCATCGGGGCGAGTCGGGACTCGGCCCACTGCTTGGCGGTCTTGTCGGTCTGTCCGGTGACAAGGGTCGGGCCGGGGTTCTCCGAGACGATCCATGCGAGGAGTGCCTCGAAAAGCGTGGTCTTGCCGGAGCCGACCGGCGCGGAGATGACGATCTCGGTGTTCGTATCCTTGGCGATCTCGGCGATCGGCTCGTTCATCCACGGCGAGGTGGCTGGGTCGAATCGCGTGTTTCGGGCAGAGTGTGGGACCACGACATTCCGACGCATCCACTCGACCGGCGTGAGTCGCTTGCCTGCATTAAGTCCACGGATGAAAGACTCGATCAGCATGAGAGGTGCTTTTCGAGTTCGCCCGCAAGCGTTTGCTTTATCTTGTCTGTTTCTTGAGAAAAAATCGGCTGCATTTGCGCGGCCGTCAGCCCCTCAAGCCGACCTGGCAACTCTCGACTAAAGGCGTCAAGTTGAGCAGAAACAACCGAGCCAAGCGTCAACCCGATTTCTTCGACTTTATTTCTCGGAATGTGCTTCCCTCGAAAGACCTCAATGGAATACTCCAGCTTGTCGCCTTCGAGTTTCACTTTGCGCAGACGAGCCGAGGCCAAATCGACGACACTCTCGCCGGTGGTCTTGGCCTCAGCGGCAATCTTTCGGGCGCCTCTGCGAGTGTAGCCGCCGGTGGCGACCAGCTCATCGATGACGGGATTCGATGGGTGGCCGCGTCGGCGTTTAGTCGTTGTCGGCTTGGTGGTTGGTTTTGATTTCTTCATGGCGAATAGGCGGAACTGGGCTCGGGACTGCTCACAGAAAACTGACGAGCGACTGGCAA